ATTATCTCTGTTATCAATCTTACCTTGTTGTTCTTTACCACCTACTGATGTACTTTCGTATATATCCATCTTACCAGTATTAGTGTTCACCTTAGCTGGGAATGTTATACCATCAGGACCGAATCTGTTTTTGATAACGTGGAATCTACCTGTGTTACCTATCTTATCTTCTACTTTTCTTGATAAAGACATTACGAAATCTGCAGTCATAATCTTTTGATATGATTCTGAAACTTTACCAGCTTCAATCACATCTTCGTCAAGTGCACTTCTGTTAGCTTGTGAAGCAGTCCATATTGGAATCTGAAACTCACCAGCTAATCCTCTTAAATCTTCATATATGTTTCCAAGTGCATGTCGTACTTCTCTTGCACCACCTGTATCTTTTAGGATGTCTGCATAATCTACAACTACCATATCTACTTCAGTTCCTAAAGTAATCAATCTTTTTAGATGAGCTGATATTGTATTTACAGAAGCAGATTTAGTTGGATAATATTTAATAACTAAATCACCTTTTAATTTATCCATTTCACTTTGAACATCATCTTTATGATATTTAAGGTTCTGATTTGCGATACCTGTAAATACTGAATCGTATCTCAAACCAACATAAGCCTCATTTAACTCTAATGAATAGTGAACTATATGTCTTCCTCTTTTCATCGAGTTAGCACCTATCGCCGCCAACACCCAAGTCTTACCAACTCCAGCTGGAGCGACAACCACACCAAGTTCTCCTGCACCAAGTCCACCTTGAGTTAAGTCATCTATAACATCCCAACCAGTTGGAACTGTTACTCTTGCTGTTTCTGAATATCTATCTTCAATGTGTTCAATATATTCGTGTCCTATATTTCTCTCAGTTCCCGCGTTGAGAGCATCATCAACAAGTCGTTTGATTTGTTCATAATCACCATTAGCTTCTAATATATCAACTGATTGTATAATTGCACTCTTTAAAGTTTGATTCTTAAAAAAGTCAAGAGTTCTATCTTGAATGTATTCTAAATCAGGTGATTCCATATGTCTGAATACTTCTTTAAGGTTCTCAACAATAGCAACCTTTTGTACATCATTTTCTACTTCACTTGTCTTTACTTTAAACACATCAAGTGTTATACACTTTCTATATTCATCATAATACTTTTTACACTCCTTTACAACCCATTTAAGACTATCGCTATCATAATGTTTCTCGTCAAGTATATCGTGTATCTGTTCAAGAAACGATTGATTAACCATTAGACTTGCTATGGATTTGATTTGGAATGTATGTCCAAAATCTGTTAATTTATCTGTCATCTAATCCTCTGAACCTACTTAATCTGGTAAACTCCATAATCCAACTATCCAAGTTCTTTATCTGATTTGATAATTTATCTTGTAAGAACATTACTTGAAATCTGTGTTTAATCAATTGTGGTATCTTTCTATGTACAGCTTCCTGTACCTTTAATTTTACATGTCCTGGAATATCTACTTTGTGTAGTTGCATTAGTAGATAATTCCTCTTCACTAAGTTACTACTATTTTTTATATTTTCCAAGAGTTTTATTTTTTTATCTGACTTTTCTACATAATCTAATAGTTCCATTACACCAAAATCTTCTTGCTCCGAAATCGGTTCAAGATATTTGATTATAGATTTTATACCACATCCAGGTATCCCACCAATATTATCAGATTTATCACCATCAAGTATTCTGTATGTTAGAATGTTGTTTGATGGTATTCCATATTCATCTTCAACCTCTTGTTTGGTGTATAATTTCTTCTTCGTTGGACTCCACACTTTCACTCTGTCATCTACAAGTTGTAAGAAATCCTTGTCTGTACTCATCAAGAATATATCACTCTCTGTAAGTACTTGTTGTGATATATAAGCCATTACATCATCGGCTTCTACATTATCAATTGAAATCAGAGTAAGTGGTAATTGTTCTAAATAGTCAATTAACCTACCCATCTGTTGTTTCATTGATTCTTGTTCATCTTGAGGAGCAGTTCCCCAATCAACATTTCTGTTTAATTTACTCTTAACCTTACGATTAGCTTTATACTCTGGATATATTTTTCTTCTTTTTGGCGAACCACCTTTACCATCAAAGACGATGATACAACGAGATGGTTTTAGAATATCACAAGTATATCTTACTGACCGAAGAAATCCAATTAATCCACCAATGTGTAATCCGTCATCATTCATTGCTGGATTAACGGCGAACCCACGAATGAAGGTGTTGAGTCCATCGATAATCAACACCCTATCATTCAATCGTGTTACTTCTTTGTGTTCTTCGTTTTTGGTTTGGTCAAGAAAGGAAATGAACTTATCGTTCAAATCATTTTTAGAGTTCATCCACTACCTCATCAGTTTCTTCAACATCATCTATACCAAGTTGTTTAGAATCATATTTAAGAATACAAGCGCCACATATCTGTTCATAACAAAAAGCTTTCAAATCTGGATTCTCTAACAATATGTTTTCGAAATCCTTTGATTGAAATTTGTATTCTTTAATAAGTTCACCTGTTTCTATATCAGCATGACTAATTGTATACCAAGCACCTGCTTGTTTCAGTAGTTTGTGTTCTTTCATCGTAGTTAACCAACTACCAAAGTCATCAATACCAGTATCAAAGTAAAGTGGGAACTCAGCAGTTCTCATTGGAGGACCGAGTCTGTTCTTTATTACTTGAGCTTTGATTTTAATACCAATGGTGTTCTTCTTACTTGAATCTTTAATCTGACCAGCGTTCTTAAATCGAACACGAGTAGATGAGTGAAATGGTAAAGCCTTGCCACCACTTGTAGTCCAAGGGTCACCAAACATCACACCAAGTTTTTGACGAAGTTGATTTGTAAAGACGAGAGCCACTTTTTGTCGAGCTATCATTTGTGTTATTTTTCTCATTGCTTTTGATATGATGATGGCTTTAGCAGTTGCCCAACCATCCTTATCAAAGTCAGCATCCATCTCTACTTTTGTAGAAGCAGCTGCTAATGAATCAACAAGAATTGTAACTAACTTATCTTTATCCGATTCTCTGATTTTTGTAACAATTGTTTCAATCGTTTCAAATACTTCTTCAACCGTTTCAAGATGTACATATAACATTTTAGTTGTATCAACACCAATAGCTTCAAGAAATTCAGGTGATACTGCAGATTCTGTATCTATATAAACTGCTATACCATCTTTCTTCTGTGTTGAAGCTAACAGATGAGAACCAATAAGAGATTTACCACTACCTTCTAAACCATTTAGTTCAGTAATCTTACCTACGGCAACACCACCATTTGGTTTATTGGCAATAGCTAAATCTAATATAGTTGAACCAGTCGAAATGAAATCCGTAACATCAGTTGGGTTACTACCCTCATCAAGAAAGTAAGCGACCTTTTGATGTTTGAATTGTTTATTTAGTTCATCAGCTATAATTCCAGCCAATGCATCTTTTTCAGACATATTTTTTCTCCTATGATGAAATGGTGATTGTATCCGGTAACAAATACATGGACGGTTTTATCCCAATCTTCAACAACCACCAATTTCAGTTGTTTATTTAGCTATTGAATAAATCGTCAAATGCATCTGATACGTCTGTTTTAGTAGCAGTTGTAGTAGTGGTAGNAGTTCCAGTATTTGAAGTTGGAGCTGTACTTGTAGCTACACCAGCTGATGTTTCAGTTGTATCATCTGAAGGATTTAAGAAATTACTAAGAGCTTCTTTTAATTCATCATAAGTTGGTTCTGTGTATAACTCTGTTAAGTCAGATTGATTTTCAAAGACACTTTCGAGAAGTGTTGCGTTTTCAGTAATTGGTGTTTGATTAGGTTTAACTCGAACTGTTGTCTTACCATACTGATTACCAGCTTCTGCTGGTGTCTGACGTTCAATGCCAACATCACGACCTGTTGTTGGGTCTGTAATATCACCATAATCAGGGTCAGCGATAACACCTAATAGTTCTTGATAAACTGTTTTACCAAATCCCCAAAACTTAACACCTTCATCTTCACGACCACGAACTACAACGGGAACAAATGTTCTCATTTTAGGTTCAAGTCTTTTGCCTTGAATCCATTCGTCTTTATTACCTGTTGATTTAAGTTTGTTAGCAAACTCTTCAACTGGATCTGGTCGACCAAATGAAGCTGGTGACATGTATGTCTTATTGTTACCTAAATTATAATGAAAGTATAATTCAATAAATGGATTATCTTTATTATGCTTGTAAGGTACAATACGAACTACTTGATTACCAGGTTCTGGTTTCCAAAAGTTATCTTTGGTTGAGGTTGTTGATTGTAACTGTGTGAGTTTTGATTTAATTGCATTTAAATCCATGAGTACTTCTCCTATGTTTTATCTTTTATCGTTTATTGTTTATGGTTAAATCGTATAACCATGTAACCTTTTATGTATATAAATATACAACATTTTAGCTATATAAGCCAAGTCTTTTTTTTATTATTTTGAAATTAATCCTTCGACATAATATTTGAATGTGTCGATTGGTAGTGCACCTGGATTGGATGAAGTTTTGCCATCTTTTGTAATCATAACTAATGTTGGAATACTTCTTACTCCAAACATCATAGACATTTCTTGCTCTTGTTCTGAATCTACTTTATAGAATGATACTTTGTCTTTGTATTCTTCGGCTACACTATTAAATGTTGGTTCAAACACCTTACACGGACCACACCAATCAGCGTAGAAATCGATTATAATAGGCTTTCCTGTGAGGTTTTTTCCTTCACTATANATTGACATCAATTTTTCTTTTGTTAAACTAGTCATCACAGCTCCCATCATGTTCACAATCACATTCACACCCACAATGTTTTTTCCATTTATCTATAGGACATTCAGCCACAGCGTAATGTACTTTCACATTCATAAAACACGCACAATGAGAACATCTACCATCTTTTTTATTTGTATCTGGATTAGTTTCATCATATAAAAGAAACTTACAACCCCTACAGATTTCCCATCTCCGTTCAGCTTCTTCTGTTGTCGTGATTACTTGTGAACCTTTTAACCACGACTTTAAAGACTTCCAATGAGTTGTAGCTATATCTCTAACTTGTTG